TCTGCGCCGCCGCATGGTCCACGATGCGCTCTATGTCGTTCATTGGAATATTTGTCATTTTGGATTACAATTCACTGCCATGCTTCCGTCCCCTGGATGAACAGCGGCAATCTCATGGCCACGTTGCTTCTGTCAGTGTGGGTCTAAGAATCTTTAATCCACCGTCCGTGTAGTTGGTATAGACGTAACACGGCCCGATGTTGGTCAGGTTGATGTGGAGAAAATTTGTGATGCCAGCCTCAGACGCAGGCACGGAGTTGGTCGGAATCGTTGCTAGCTGATACATCACATTGCCATTCGTCGCGGTAAGGGTGCCACCCATGACAAAATTCACAGAATACCCCTTTCCCCATGTCAAGTTGGTGAGATTCAAGATCTCAAATTTGTAGCTCGGCCCCAGCCGCAAGTACCCGCTAGCGCTCATGAGAAGGTACCCATTTCCCACGTCCACACTGCCGCCGAAGCTCGTACCAGTAACCGCGCCCGCGGAAGTCACAGAAAACTTGCTCACATTGTTGGTCTTATATTCAATCACATTCCCGCTAGTAGTCCTGTTTCCGTCCAGACTTAAGAACGTGTTGGCTTGTGCGGTGTTGGTCTGCACGATGGAGCCGGTGTAGTTGTTCGTCAGCACCTCGCTCGGCAGCGCCCCTAACTGCACGATCCCGCTCGCGTCTGTCAACCTCACGCTGTTGGTTCCAGACGTAACCCCGTTCGTTGCGATTAGCTCTACCACTTGCCAGTCGCCGTCCGCGAACGTGGCTTTCGTCCCGGCTCCACTGTCGAATTGTAGGACCCCAGCGGCGTTGGTTATCACCGCATTACCGACGCTGGAATAGAGCTGTATCCCGTCCAGCACCACGCCCGCCTGCCCGTTGGTGATCCACGTCGCATTCGTGATTGCGCTGGCCGGCCAATTCGTCTGGCCCGTGCCACCGCCCCCAACCAGCGCCTCGTACGCCGCCGCTGACAGCGCGTTGGTCTCGATGGTGCCCGCCACGATGTTGGTGCCGTGCAGGTTCGTCAGGCCCGAGCCGTCGCCGTAGAACGCAGTTGCCGCGACGCGCCCATCAGTCGTGAACAGGATGTTCGATTCGCCGCATTCGAGAACCATGGTCCCATCATCATCGTTCACTTCCCAGAAGTACGAATAGTGAACGCCGTCAATCGTCAGTGCCGGGAACGAAACGCCCGCCTGCCCGTTGGTGATCCACGTTGCCTGCGCCGCCGCCGACAGCGCACTGGCCTCGATGGTGCCCGCCACGATGTTGGTGCCGTGCAGGTTCGTCAGCCCCGCCCCGTCCCCGCTCGCCACCGTCATCCCGTAGAACGTGTTGTTCGTTGCGCTTGCACCGCTTACCAGTCCTCCGCTAATTGTCGCAAGAATATTCGTGCTGATTTGCGACCAGTTAGTGAGCGTCTGGGTGCCCTTCTGAAATCGTGCGTCCTGTTGCGCCATCGTGTAGCCGGCAATCTGCGAGGCCGTGAGCGTGGTCGTGCTCACGATGTTTGACGCATAAACGAGGATGTCGGTGTCCGGCACTGTGAAGTAGTTGGTTGTGACTTTCCACTTGCCGATGAACTCACCGCGGTAGGTTCCGGCGAGCATGTTGCTGACTGTCACGGTTCCGGTTGTGTCATTCGTCACCGCCACTCGGTCCACGGTCGTCAATCCATTCGTTCCCCAGGATGGAATCGAGACGGGGAAGAGGTTTAGCACGCGCCCGGTTTGCATGGTCTGCGCAAAGTCCATGTGGCTGAACTGAACATGAGCGGCGTTCAGCGAAAGGCTGATTAGCGTGCAGAGAAAAACAAGAAATATCTTCATGTCATTAAGGGGATGGCGTCAACTGAATATGCAGGCCGTTACGGCCCCCAATAAAAATGAGTGCCATCCCAGCGCAACGCATCCCCGGCGGATGGGGAGTTCGTGGCAGGAAACGTCAGCGGGGCACTGATGGTGATTCCGTGGTTGAAGATGGCAGGGCCGTTGTTGATGCCCGAGAACTCTGTAGCCCGCACGTTGCCGCCCGTCTCAATCGCGGCTTGACTGTTGGCGAACGCGGCGGCGCCATCACTGTAAAGCTCTATGATGTTGGTGCCACCGGCTCCGATAATGGCGGAGCGAGCGGTTACGTTTCCGTTGGTGTCCAGAGTGAATTGGGGGCCAGACCAAACCGACAAGGAGGCGAACCGAGCCTCCCCGTCGATGCTCACGTAAGCCGGGGCGGCGTTGCTCAGCGCCTCGGCGATTCCTGAGACGATATTGCTCTGGCCAAGCAATGAGAGGGCATTCGTGATGCGACGAAGGTTTTCCATGAGCGCCTGAGTCATTTGCCACAGCTTCACACCTTCAGAGTGGTAGCCTCCATCGTCCCACCAGGCCGGCAAATTCGTCCGCGCATAGTTCGTGGCGTTTAGCGGGTCAATGACCCAGGGGACGCTGATCATGGTGGGGACTGTATTGGTGTCAGCCAAGGCACCGCATGACCCAATGGCACAAACGACAGCTAATGCTAGTAGTGTTCTCATGATAGTCCTAAATCGGATGGATGCCGCTCCGGGTAGAATATTGCTACGGCATAAGTGTACGGACTGCTACTCACCGCAGCACTAGGCTCAACGGTGTAAGATTCATTCGCCTCGATAACAATCTCCTCAAACGAAGCGCAGGTTGTCGGGTCAATGGGCGAGGGATCGGCCCCCATGGTGAGGATACTGCAATCGCTAATCGGATCGAACTGCAACAGGGTTCCCCACGCTGGTCCCCAGACTTGGTTGCGGGCGCCGTCCCCGATGTAGAGCCCCCCCGAGGTCTGGACATCGGTCCATCCTTTGAATGACCAAGGCAGGACCGTGAGGTTACTTTGATTGCCACTGGCATGCAAAACTCCCCAGCCGCTACCAGGCGCCACAACGAGCTTTCCAGATAGACCCCATTCGCTTTCCGGTGTGCCGCCATCAATGCCCCAGGGACAATAGCAGGCCAACTCGCCGCCGGCGTAATGCATTGCTTCCATCCAGTACCCCCTGCGGCGGTCTTGGAACCCCGCAGAAAATTCGATTGGGTCTCCCATGGCCACCCCGTTAAACTCCTCATATTGGCCGACGATAGATGGGACGGTGTCAGGTATGCTGACGGGTCGCAGGCGAGAGCACTTCAGAGCAGAGTGCATCGGACCAGTTGTTAGCACGTTGGCAATCGGCCCAGTTAGGATTCCGGTCTTCATCCCATGCTGGAAAGCACGTCGCTAACTGGATACAACTCGCACCAAGCCCGCCCATCCACGTTGAGGTCGAGCCAATCCGGGGCATCGTCCACACCGGTTCCTCCGTCTGGCTGGATTGCAAAAAGTTCTGCGTCCTTACCAGTGCCAGCGAGTTGCCACACCGGCAAAACCATTTCGTTCTGTGAATCGTATCCGGTGGCGCTTGCGACTCGCGTACATACGCCATCAGTTATCGTGTGCCCGCTATATGCTACGCTAACTGTGTTGACGGTTTGTGATGTGATGGTATGCCTCAACTGCGGAGGCTTGGCGATATTAACGTCACTATCACCTTCCACAGAGCCATCCCATGTTCGGCATGTCGCGTAATCGCCTTGAACGCTCTTGACTCGAAATCGCCTTGCCGTGCTTTCTGCACCGCCGCCGCCAGGAAACAATTCAAGCGTCGTGCCCAGTGACGACGGACGAAGCCGGTAGCCAGGCCCCGACACCAGCCGAATCGAACGCACATAATCGAGCAGCTTGCGGCACCAGGCGGCAATCGCGCTGTTTCCAGTCGGTGGATTCGGTTCTCGCATCATAGCGCCGCACCATAAACCACAATCGGCCACAGCCCGTATTCCCATTGCTGTTCAATCTGCGCCCGCTGGCGCGCCGACATGCGGATTGTTGGATGCATCTTGAACCATCCATATTGCAGCAAAGAGTCAGTCGATATGTCGTTCGGCAGGTTGAATAACACATCCACCGGCAGCGATTCCTGCGAGGCCAGCGTTGCCGACGAAATCACCTTACCAACATTCGTCAACGCGGCCTTGATGGTGTAGCTGTTGCTCACAGTCAGAGTGTGCCTCAACACCGGGGCATTGACTCGTATGCTGCGCTGGCCCTTGAGCATTAACTGGTAAATGTCAATCGCATCTTCGTCCGTCAACGCAGGTGAACTGTCCTCTGGCGGGTTCTGAATTGCGTTGCGGATTTTTGCCTTCTCTTCCTCGCTGATTCCAGACACGGCGGCAATGTCGGCCTCCAGAATGTCCTTCTCTACTACGTTCGCAAAAAACTCCCAATCGTCAACCAGGTCGTCTGTGTTTCCGCTTCCGTCTGGAGAGTGGGAATATCGCGCCTCTAACTCGTCAACCCCGATTCCCTGCTTGACGGTGCAGTGAGCGCCAGCGGCAACGCATACAGAGTATTGAGTAGCAATCTGGCTGCGCGTCCCGCGGTAGCGACGGATGGTGAACTGTCCGTTGTCATCAAGCCCGTATTCAATCGGTTGCGCGTGCGCTCCCGATGCGCCGTTAATGACTGGTGAAGCGCTCATGTATATGGAAAGTCCGCTGTGTCGGTTGTCGTGCGCCTGGTGTTGTAGGCTATTTGCTGCAAGAGTGCCACCTGCCTGAAGCCGAGGTCTTGCAGGATGTTGCGCGATGATCCAAGGAAGTTTCCTACGCGCTGTAGAACGTCTGAGGTATCAGCCGCGACGCGCGCGGCCACAGCCTTCTTTCTCTCCGGTGTTTCTTCAGGAGGCTCGACTACAAGCGGCTTGGGGTTCTTTAGCGCCTTCGCTTTCTTCTCCAAGTCCTTTTTCATCTTCTCCAGAGGCTTTAAAAATGCGTCAACTACTTTTAGAGCCTCTGCCCCCGCTGCCTTGCGGGCCGATTCATGTTTGTCCTTGAGCCGCTTTTCCCTGTAATCGTCAAGACTCATCCCGAGCAAGTCTGCGGCTGCTTTGTCAACAGATGCCGCGCGCTTTAGCCTGTCCAAAGCAGCTTTCTGCCCAGGACTTACGCCGCCGTAGCCGGGAGTTGCCGCCATCACGTCCTGCATACTTCGAGCCCTATCGCTGTCGAATGTCTGCACGGCATAGGTCTTAGCGTAAGCCCACCCGGCAGCCAATCCGCCGACGGCTTTATAAAGCATCTCTGCCAGCGAAATCAGGGCAGGCCCAAACCTGCTTACCATGATCTTGCTGAGGAGTGCAAAGTTGTCTCGCAGTTGGTGTAGCGCAACAGCGGTCTCTGTGTCCGTGATGGCTCCAAGATTGCGCATCTGTGCGCCAAGCGCATCGAAGTCAGTCTTTAGGGTTGCTATGAGTTTCCCGCCCTTAGCTCCTAAGATTTGTCCCAGGATTGGCCCAGCAGTCTCCTGGCTCATGGTCTTTGCGATTCGGCCCATGTCCTCTTGGAAGATTCGCGCCGCGGTCTTTGTCTTCAAATCGTCGGGTGATACCCCAATGGCAGCAAACGCTTTGAGAGCTGTCTTGTCTCCTCCAAGCGCCTTTGCCCTGGCTACGTCTATTTTCTCGAATGCAGTTGCCAGTGCGTCCAGGTCTGAGCCGGCGTCCTCCGCTGCCTTCTGTAAAATCTGCAACTGCTCAGGAGCGACACCCAAGCTCTTACTCGCGTCAATCAATTCGCTCGCAGTGTCCACCGTCTTGCGGATCGCAGCCTGCACGCCATAGAACCCGAATGCACCGGCGATGAAACTCTTCATGGAAGAGGCCATGCGCGACAAGCCGCGGTCCCACCCGCTGCCGTCCAGCGAGACTGTGCCGATAAGACTTAAACCCATGCTAGTTGCCCTCCGTTGCTTTGATGAGTTCCACCTCTTGCGGCGTCATTAGCTGCACTAGGCCGTTGCTCTCCGCCCACCGGAAGTAATCCGCGAATGCCTTGGTCAGCGGTGCTTCGTTAATCTCTTCTGCCGACCATCCCAGCTCGCCACGCAATACCACTTCCACCGATTGCGACCAATGCGCGCCGGATTCTTTTCCGCCTTCGGATTGGTCCCAGTATTTCGGCATCTCGCTTCCGTCGAGCAGATAGCGTTGAAACAGCGCGCATTTCTCACGGAAGTCGAATACGTGCTTTTTGCGCCAGTGTTTGCCGATGAACGGAAGCAGGCTCAACAGCGGCCAGCGGCAAACCTTCCGGCCCCAGTTGCGGATTTCCTTTTCCAGCGTGCCGTTGTCGAGTGATGCAAGAAAATCGTCAACGCTCATAGAACAGATGACGAGACCCAGGAGCAGGTCGGAGATGCCGGCGCGCGCCTCGCCGTCGGAGACGAAAGCGCACTCGAATCTTTTCAGAAGCCGATAACGGCCCAGCGATAGGGGTTTTAGCGCAAGACCTAAGATCCTATACGGCTCCGGCAGTGCCGCGTTGAAGTAGGAACAGTCCATCCATGTTATGACGCAGCGCCAGTGATGTCTGTGAGCGATTCTAGGGACAGCGCCAGCTTGGCGGCGGTCGTGTTGCTGTGCGACACCTTCGAGTCTTTCACTTCCCAGCTTACCCCGACAAGGCCCGGCTGGGATGTGCATGAACTCACGCCGAACAGCGTGCCCGGAGCTTGCAGCATAGTGCTGACTCCGGTGAGCGTTGCCGCCAGACTCGCCCCGCTGACAATTAGCTCCAGGTTGGCCGCGCGCTTCTGGTTCGACCAGGCGTGGACCACTTCATTGCCGTTGCCGTCCTTGACCACCTCTACGTCGGCGCTGCGGGAGTACTCGAGCGATTGAAGGTATCCGGTGATGCCGGTGATGCTGATTCCTTGCAGGCCACTTACTGCCGTGCCTTGAAATCCGAAATTGATTGGTGCTCCATTGATTGTTGCGGCCATAAGTTACAGATCTAGGTCTAGTGGTATGATTTGGATTTGGATCGTCCTCAAGCCGTCCAGTGCTTCACCAGACGCAACGAGCTTCGCGCCGTTATAGGTCGTGGTGCAGATGCCCCCAATCTCAGAGACAAGCAGGGTCTTAACTGCGGCGATTTGCGCGGCGTCAGCTGCCGGCCCAGTGATGCCGGCAATCACACCCGTAATCCCCGCTATGGTCCCGAGTCCTGAAGAAGTCCAAGCCATTCAAGAAATGGCCGGGAGTCAACAGCCGTCAGGTTAGATCGGACGGGCAGGCGCAGCAGGAAAAGGAGAGCGAGTCAATCCAGAGGCCGGTATCGTCGCGGCCAGACTCCGAAGCCAGGAATCGGATTGAGCCTGGAAACACGGTCAAATCAGTCCCGTTGGATGTCAGGTCCTCAGCGAGCGTATCCGTTTGAACCGCAGAGAATATCGCATCGGAGATTGTCTGTGTTGCACTCTTCGGGCTGGCCGCTCCGGTATCGGTCCCGTCCGGGTTCTGGACGGCGCTTTGCTTCACGGCTACGGTTCCGCGGCAGATATGGTTTCCGCTGCCCGTCGGCTCTTCGTCCTCTGAGATTTCTGCGGAGCAAATAACGCACGGTATCTGTTTTGTGTCTGAGTGCTTCCCGGTGAACACCGCCAGGTCGCCGGCTGCGGTTGTGACCAGCGCGGCAAGCGCTGATTCCAATTTGTCTGCAAGCATCAAGTTCATCTCGTTTTGATTCCTACTTTGGCCGCGGCCTCGCGCAGTTTGCGCTCGACGTAATCCATTGTATCAATCGTCTCGATTGCGAATGCGCGGGCGAGCGCCGGCTCGCCGTAGAGACGCAGCGCTTCCTTTTTGTCGCGGCTGGTTGACGCTGAGTTTGTCAGGGTTGCCTTGGCTCTCCACGTTGACGACGTTGCCGGACGCGCATCGCCTTTCTTTCTTCCAACCTGAACAGATTTTGGATCGTTAGGCGGAAGCCCGCCTCCACCGCCAGCCCACCGCTTGAACGTGTCGCGCGCGGTAATCCACCCTGAGTTGATGTACGCAATGGATTTCAACCTTGCGCCCCAAACCTTCTTCATCGCTTGAGCCATCTCTTGACCGCGCAATCCCGGCTTGCCAGCCCTTCCTCGACGCGCATTGATGATTAACCCAAGAGCGGGCGCCGTGGATGCTTGGCCGGGAGCATAGAGCCATGCCCCCTTTTTCACATAGCTCTTGCCTTTGTTCTTGCCCCGCTTCACGGTGTTAATCGAGATGCCTCTGGCTGTGGGTCCAATCTCGTTGGTCATCTTGCCGCGGTCCGCTTTCGGCGTGTACCAAATCGCCCGTCGCGCAATAAAGTAGGCCTTTCGGTTGACGACCTCGGTGGGGATGTTTTTGCACACGGCTGCATAAGCCCGCAGGGCAGCGTCAAACTCAGCCGAGTTGAATTTGATGGTCGCGGCCATTACGCGCTCCTGGCCGGGTCTTCCAGAATCAGCTCGACGATTCCGCAACCATGCACGGTGCGAAGCTGGTCAATGCGATAGGTGCGGCCTGAGAAAGTAACGGTCTGATTCTCGGCGGGTCCCGGCGACGGCAGCAGCTCAGAGCGGACGTGCAGCGTTAGCGCCGCTCCGGGCTGGAATCCGCCAATGGTAAGCAGACCTTCCGCGAGCGTATCGTCGGCCACGCACGCGTAGGAGTTGCCGGCCCATGTGAATGTGAGATTGCCTTGCGCCGCCTCCACCTCGCGCTGGCTGCGCTTTATCTCTCGTGCTAATCGGTTCACACCTATGCTGCGGTGTCAACCGGAGGCGGCGCTTCGCTCTTAGTGCTGTCGTGCTTGTAGTAGTGCAGAACCTTGTCAAGATGGACTTCGCGCAATCCAGCCAGCCCGCAGAGCAGCCGGCAGAATGCCCAGTCCTCACCGAAGTCGACGGGCGGAAAGCTGCTCAGGATTGCCAACGAGCGGCGCCATGCACAGACGTGCCAGGCGTTGCGCAGGTGAGTGCCGCCTGGCTTGAACGGCTCGTTTGGCGAACCGAGCCGGAATATGGTTTCGCTCTCTTCGCCGTCAATCGTAGAATGCTGGCGGAAGGTAATCACGTCAGGATTGGTGCTCATTGCGCCCAAGAGCGATTCGATATAGTCCGGGGCAATCCAATCGTCATCGTCGGAGAACGCGATATACCGCCCGCGCGCGGCCCGAAGCAGGGCGTCTCGTTTTTCTCCCACTGTCCGCTTGCGGTTGTCGAGCAAGACGAGGTGCTCAACCGGCCCGTCGCCAATCTGCTTTTGCAGCTCACAGCAGAGAGCCGCAAGGTTTGCCATTCGGCTTGGCACTGCCGGGGTCAGCACAGATAACATCGGCTCCGGTGATTGGTTCATTTCCATTCGGCCTCCAGCATTTCATTGCGCAGTTGCGCGTAGTGCGCGTCGGATGTGTGCCCTCGCATTTTCTCCCATGCCTCTAGCAGCACACCATACCAGTAAAGCCGCCAGGCGCACATCTGGCCGAATAGTGGATCTGTTGGTTGCGCATTCCCGAAGTCGAAATATGAAAGCATCGCCGCCGCCTCTTGTATTTTGCGCATCGGGTCAGTGATGCCCGCGCCCTCGCGCTCGATGTAATCGAAATGCGATTTCAGAAATGCTGCCACGTTCGGATGGGTCGGGTGCAAAACGAAACAGTCCGGCGCATAGTCAATCTGTTTGGCGTTCGTTCCGTGAAAGTTGGCGTGGATGGTGTCTTGAATCTTGGCCCGCAGCCGGTTCAGGACAAATGGCTGGTAGCTGATTGACCACGGCGAGCGCGTGTCGTGAATGCCGAAAGAGTAAAGCTTCTTTGGAATCAGTATCAGGTCAAGACTGTCACCCTCGCTGTCGAGCGTGCGCTTCACCATGGAAACCAGACTGCGCGTCGGAATCTCGCCCGCAGTAAAAAACCAAATCCAGTCATTGCTACAGCAATCGCAAAGCCCTCTGTAGTTTCCGTGTCCATTGGGAGAATACGGAATCAGGTTCACTCTGGCGCCCATGTCCGCAGCGATCTTTGCGGTTCCGTCCGGGCTGGTCTTGTCCACAACCACAACCTCATCGGCCCACTTCGTGGCGTGCCGCATGAAGCCATCTATTCTGTTGGCTTCGTTGTAGGTCTGGACTAGGGCGGAGATTTTCACGGAAGGACAGGCGCCTTGATTTCCGACGCCCAAATGCAGCCGGCGAACTCCGGCTTGATGAGCGTGTCAATTACGCCACTTCGCACTCCCTGGGCCCGGGCATCATGTCCGGCTATGATTCCGCCCGGCATAAGCTTTGGAGTCCAAGCAAGAATGTCGCGCTTGACGCTCGCGTAGTCGTGCGCGGCGTCAATGAAACAGAACGCCAGCGAGCCGCCGGGAATCTTGCTTGCGCTTTCGGCGCTGTCCCCGGCGATGATCTCAATCATGCCGTCAACCTCGCAGCGCTTGATGTTCGCCTCGAACACTGCTCTCAAGTTTCCTCCGGCATCGGCAAGGCGCTTCAACTGTTCCTGCTCTCCTTTCTCTCCCTCGAATGAGTCCACCGCGTAGAGCCTGACACGCTTGCCCATGCGCTTGAGAGCCTGCGCCAGGTAGATGATGCTGCGGCCCATCCACACGCCAACCTCTGCCACACTCTGGCCATCCTTCAGTAGTCCGGCGATGTTGTCGTAAAAATAGTAGTAGTCAAACCAACCGTGGCAGGACGACCAGTCTTTGCCGGACTTTAGTCGTTCATAAAGTTCAAGTCCTTCTTTGTAGCGTTCTGGTGAGTTCTGTTGCTCATACGTCCGGTCCATCGTCGCCGTGCCGAATGCCGGATGAGAGTGCTCAAACACCAAGTCCCGCGCCTCGATGACTGCGCCTCGGCTGTAAGCCAGGTCGGTGAACCAGTTGTCTGAGTAAACACTCTTGAACCACGGATGGAAGAAAAAGCAGTCCTCTTTCCAGTATGGAGCGGTGCAAATGGCCAGGCAGATTAGCTTGTCCGTTCTGTGTCCGTCGCTAACAGCTAGAACGGATTTCTTGTTCTGGTCTCCAATGCGTTCCAGGATCAGCTTGTCCCACAGCGGAGGCGGCGTCCAATCGTCGCTTACTTGCACAATTACACCAGCGCCAGAAGCGAATGCGCCCACATTCCACGCCCGCACGCATCCACCACCCGGCGGTACAATGACATGGTGCATTCGCGTTAGCGCCTGGCTTTCACGATCGTCGCCGTCAATCGCAAATACATGCTCGACCTGCTCTGGCTTCTCGGCCATGTCGAGCCACAGCTTGCGCGCGAGCGATGCTTGATGCGGTCGGCCACGCGTGGCGTGAATGAGGCTGATTCTTGGCCCGCCCCTCGATGTTAACGATGCGCGCCGAATCCGCTCCGCCTCGTTAGGATTGCCGGCCACGCGCAACGCCTGAGCGTAAATTTCGTCACCCAGCCAACCGTATGCTGCGCTGCGACTGTTCCACGCCGGCTTTTCAGGAAGCGGCGTTGCCATCATGTGGCGCGCGTAAGCCATTGCGCGATTCCGTTGCGAGTAGTCCATCGCATTGGAAGCCAGTAGGGCTAAAGCCTCGCGCCGCGTCGGGTCGGCCTTGTAAGCTTCGATTAGGAATGACTCTATCTTGTCAGGCTCTTTGCTCCTGCGAGCCAGGTTCAACATGATCTCGTAGCGCTCCGGTGGTCCCAGTTCCTTTGACTGAAGCGCCTTCTTCGCAGCCTCAATCGCTTTCGGTATCTGGTTGGTGCAGACGTATTCACCATGCAGGTGGTAGAGCAGCCCCGGCGTCATCTTCTCTTCCGGTATGCTTTCGAGAATGCGCAGGTTGCGGGCTGTGCTTCCCTGCTTCGCTTTCTTGCCGGTGAATATCGGCAGGTGGACCACGACAACCCTATTGTCTTCCACGCTCTGCACCGGCTTAATTGTGAACTCGAATGCTTCATGGACGGCGTGTTCCCACTTGCCAGATCCGCGCGCCATCATGCGCTCACGCGGCACAGTCACGCCGCGGGCGAAAATTTCATAGGGGAAAATGAAGCAGGGAAAGTTACCACGATTGGCCAGGGCCCGAACATGCTCTGCGCTGCCGTCCTTTAGCACGTCGTCTGAATCGCACCAGAAGCAGTAATCGCCGGTCGCAATGTCAAATGACATCTGGCGCGCGGCGGCGAAGTTGTCTACATGCGGCCAATCCTCATGGCCCTTGGCGTTCCTGTATTCGCCCACCTTGATCCGGTCGGGATACTTGGCGCGGGCAAGCTCGATGGTCTTATCCGGCTTCTGTCCGCCTATGGCCCGGACCAGGACAATCTCATCAGCAATGGGTGAAAACGATGCCAGGCAGCGCTCGATGTATTCCTCGACGTTGCCCACGATCATGCACAGACTAATTTTTGCGCTCATGTAAAACAAAAGGGCCGTGGTGATCGGACCACGGCCCAGACAACCCAGGTTGCAGGTTGTGTTCCGCCCGCATCCAAAGCCGATCTCTACTGGATACAGGCAACCTCTATGAGTTACTCGCTCACAAACTGAACTTCCTTCCAAGCTGTCCCGTTGTAGTAATACAACTTGTGATCCGTGTCGGCGTACAGCATCCCCTCCGCTGCTGAGTCTGGTGGGTCGGCCGTAGGAGTAAACGCCAACACGGTTGCCACGTTAAGGCTGGTGACGTTGGCGGTAGTGACGTTGGCCGTAGTGACGGTCTCCGTAGTCACTGAGGCGGCTGCCAATGTGGCGGCGGCGGCAGTCAATCCGCCGCCGCCGCCGATTGTCAGATTCTCCAAGTAGGCCATACGGCTTACGCTTCAGTCTTCACAAACACGTAGCCGCCCGCAGTGATGCCGGCCGCGTAGCCGTAGTTGCATTCCAGGTTTACATACCGCGTGCCGGTGTTGTTGTCGTAGTGGTCGCGCAACCCGAACGTGAGACCGCTGGCCGGGTCGGTGACTGGCCGCGCTTCGCGGTAGTTGTGCCCCTCCTGCGGAGCCAAATAGCGCATCGCCACGGCGATGGCCGACGCGTGGGCGGCGAAGCCGATAACGCAGGTGGAGAAAAGCCCGTTCAGCTCGAACATGTCCATGCCGAGCGCGCGGGCGATGCGACCCTCCTGCAAGACGCCACGGTCGGCGAACATGTGCGCCTGGACGAAGTTCGTCACAGCGAAGAGCGAGTCCATCGGGACGCAGTCCAGCAGACAACAGCGCGGCGACATCGGGGCATTGCCGGCGTTTAGCTGGTAGCGGGCGGCCCGGAGCTGCGCCACATCCATCGCCGTCGAGGCGAACTTCGTCACGTTGTTCTCGAAGTTCGCCGTAGTTACCAGCGTGAAAACATCTTGCAACACGGCGACGGCGAGGGCTCGCCCCTGCTGGTAGCCGAACGATTCCAGGCTGGCGGCGCTGGAGTTCGCGGCCTCAATGTCCCACTGGCCAATCGGCACGTGCTTGTGGTGGGTCAACGCGACGGTCACAACGGTCTTTGTCGCGTTGCCGGTGGTCAGCGCGTAGTTCTGGTTGAACGTGGTCGCGGTCAGGGAGGCGATGAGCGGCACGAGAATATTGGCCCCGCGCGTAGCCGGCGCAGCGCTGAAATTCGTGGAGAACGCCGCAATCGGCGCAAGCTCCGTGACGAACGCCTCCAGGGCTTTGTTGGCGATGATCTCGGTATCGAGGTTTGTATAAGTTGAGGCTGCCATGTGTGTTCCTTTGTTCTGTGGTTATTGACAACGGCTCCGCTTGGCGGCCATGAATGCGGCCCGGTTCTTGCGGAAAAACATCGTGCGGGCGTTCGGGTCGGTGATTGCCTGTGCCTGCGCCATTAGCTCATCTGCGGAGGTTGGCCCACCATTGGCCCCGGGTGAGGTAGCCGTGGCGGCAGGCAAAGCCGGTTGGCCTTGGGCGGCGGTAATGGTAGCGGCTTGCTGCGAAGCCAGCTTTGCAATCTGGCCGGAAGGGTTTGCCAGTTGGTTTTTGGCCTTGGTAAGTTCATCGGTCAGGGAAACAATTTGCGCGTCCTTCGCGGCGCTGGCCGCCTCGAGGTCCGCAATGCTTTTCGTTGACGCATCCACCTTGGCTTGCAGTTCCTCTGCGGCCTTGGCGGTCTCTGAGGTGTTGGACTCAAGAGACGCTTTGTATTCATCACGCTCCTTGGTGGCGGTAGCTAACTCAGCCGCCAGCCGGTCAATCTCGGCGTTCGCGGCCACAATGCGGTAAAATTTAAAGGCCATCAAGAAATGGCCGGGAGTCAACGAAACTACCTTCTGAGAGACAGGAATGCCGGAGCACAGTAGCTACACATGGAAGACACGATGCCGGGCAATTCTGCCGCGTCTTGCGGAAAATGAGTCCTGATTCTTGGAAACAGTCCTAAGATGGCGCGCGCGTCAAACGCCTCATGGCTGATTCCAAAATGCTTGTAGTCGTCATCCATCCCAACCCCTACAAGCCGGACGGGAACGCCCTCGTGTTGGAGGTAATTGCGCAGCCACTCAAATGGCCGGCACAGCAGAAATGGAGTGATGGAATAGACGAATGGGATCTTGCCGTCGAGCGCCAGGCCGATGCCGGCTCCGACCGCGAGCTGCTCTGCGGCGCCCATATTCCAGAACCTATTTGTGTAGTCGTCTCGTATTCGGTCCAAGACTCCATACCCGAGGTCTCCGGTGAGCATCACAATTCTTCCATCCCTCTCCATCTCGGCGTGAAGCGCGCCCGCAAACGCTTTCCTCATAGGTCCATTAGCTCAGCATACTGAACATCGTTGAGTACTGCGTAATGGCCGGGGATGCCGCGTAGCCATTCGGGATACCATCCATTGTCAGGCCGATAGATTCTGGCCGGGAACGTTGCGGCAAGCCGGACGGCCAAATAGTCAATGTCAACGTCTTGGTATGCCGCATGACCATTGGCAACGATGTTCACTTTAAGATTGTGCAGCCTCTCCTTGCCGGAGAACGCCAGCGCTTCCCAAAATGCACCTTCCGCCGCAGCGCCGTCGGATGTCACAAGCTGCACCGTTCGATTGCGATCTGACATTGCAAGGCCGACGGCGATTGTCTCTGGCTGTCCAAGACTGCCACCGCTCACCCATATTGTTCCGGTGAATCCGTGCGGCATCAAGTCCACTGCGTCACAGTCAAAGACATCGCTGCCAATGTCGCGCTTGCAGTGCGTTCCGTGACGTGAAAACATTTCTTCGGCGTCACAGTAGCCTTGAGATTCCAGAACCACATAGAGCGCAATCGATGCGTGCGCGTTGCCCAATACTAATACCGGGTCTGAGTTCTCGCGGTAAATCTCGGCAAGTAACTGAACTGTGTCCAGGTTGGAACTGACATGGCCCAACCTGTGCCGGTAAGAGATTTCAATGCACCGCCGATCAAGTGCGTTCATTTGTTATCCTTGCAATTCGTACAATCCATCTGCCACTCCGTCAACCAGACCGATCTCTAATGCCTCAAGCCCGTCGAATGTCTGCCCCTGCATGTGGGTATCCGCAATGGTCCGCTTCGCGTTCACCGCCTCTTTGAATTGCGCGTAAATCTTGTCCACCTTGGCCTGGATCATTCCCTTCTCTTCCTCCGTTAACGGCTTCCAATATGCGCCCATCGTTTTGTATTTTCCGGCGGAGAACTCTTGCAGGTTCTCTCCTTCGTTGGCCATGCGGCGGGACATATCCAGGTAGGCGCACCAGACGCCAATCGAGCCAACAGTTGAGGACTCGGAGGCATAGAACATTTTGCACTGCGAGGCCAACCATAGGGCACCTGAGCAGCATTCCGAATCGGTGTAGGCCACGGTGTCCTTCGTGCTAATCCCAGCAATCTTGCGTGCCAGTTCGGGGATGCCGGTCACCGTTCCGCCGGGTGAATTGATGTCGAAGATGATGCGCTGGACACGGTCATCAGACATTGCCTCGTCAACCTGGGCGCCGACTTGCGCCACGTCGCAGCCGCCGCTGGCCATCTCCATGCCGGACAGGTGCTTGCCCAGAATGCCGTGAATGGGAATGATTGCGTCGGTCCCGGCGATGCACCATTCCGGCTTGTCCTCGTCCTCGTCGCTCTCCAGGTCGGGCAGCGCAACCTGCCCGCTAATCTTCGATTCCAGCACTTTCCAAATGGCCCAATGTTTCGCGCGCGTGATGACGAGCGGCTCGTAAAACAATTTCGCTATGATCGTAGGGTAAGCCTTCATTCTGTTGGAATTATGTCGCTGTCGTCCATGCTTTCGGCCTTTGGCTTTGCTTCGCTGGCCTGCGGCATCTGTGCGTTGGGGGTGGGAGGTCGCAGGACAACCAAAGCCTGCTCGATAGAGATGCCGTGCTTCTTTGCCAGCCGACCGGCGCGCGTCAAGTCGCTGTCCGCCTCGGCCTCGCGCTGGGCGTCAACGTCCTCCATGACCAAGCCGCGGCGAGCACAGGAGATTTTGCGCGTGCTGATCCCTTGCGCGATTTCAGCCAGGTCAACGTCGCTATCGTACTTCTTATCCGCCGTGATGTCCCCCGGCCCTTGGTATTCCCACTTATACCAATCGTCGTCCCACGGCAGAATGCCCAATTTCATCATCTTCGCGAGCGCGTAGCCGTCCACGCGCGCACAGCATTTGCGAACCAGCTTGCGCCGCTTCTCTGCCACGAGGTTAATCTTCTCGACGATGACTCGCATCGGCGCACCGCCTATGGACTGCGGGTCGAGCGAGAAAAAGGAATCCCACTCGGTGCCACGGAAGGCGTCACGGATGGTTGTTTTGAGGAAATCCCGACTACCTTGACCGGGACGATCGTAGCCGAATGCCTGAACAGAACTGCCAGTCTTCGCGCGCAGGTATTGGATGGTCCCGCCGTAGAGTCTCTGCACGTCGAGGTCGGTCTTGTTGCCGCTGCTGTCGTAGGTCGCTGCGGTTTTGATAATGCTCTTGGCTTCATCCAGGTCCCCCGTTTCGTTGGTCTCAATGATGGTCCGCGTCGAGAACACCTTCTGCGCCAGCATCTCAAAACGCTTCCACTCGGCGAGGTCTTGCCAGTCGAAGATTGACGACGCCAGGAGGGAGAAGCCGCGCACTTGTCCAGTGACGATGGGGCAGAATGCCGGGAACATATTGCGCGCCGGAATGTCCACGTATTGCTCCGGCTGGTCCCCGTCCACGCGGTATGCGAGTGGCCTGGAGTAGCTGTCCACAATTACGCCGTCAATCAGTTGGGCCTCGAAGGTAACCGGCTGCGCTGCGGGATACGGGCGATTATCATCCACCAGAACACCGTCAATCCACATGCTGCTGTCCGCGTAGCGCACGGTGGCGAATCCGGTTGTGCTTGGGTATCTGCCGACGCGGTGCGCCGGGATGGTCTGCACCAGCGGGTAGTCCTCTGCGGTCTGCGTCAGAAGGACATATTCCTCCCCATCCACAATGGGCGAGATGACCAGCGATTGGATGTAAGAGTCCCAATCGTATGGCCAGCCGGCAATGTCCATGACCTTGTGCCACTCGGTAAGAGCAGACTCCGCATCAATTCCCCATGGCTTATTCCGTCCGGCGTATTGAGGGATGTAAGTCGAAACTGCAACGTTGGCCTGCTCTAGGACCATGCCTTGCAGGGCAGGGAATCGCCAGAAAAGCGACCGGCCCAGCGTCATCAATGTGCGCCGGCCCATGCTAGACACCGTTCGATGCACGTCCCTGTCGAGCGGTGAGATATAGCTCCGGTCTGTCGTTTGTGTGGCCGACTCGATTAGCGTATTTGCGGCGCTATAGTAGCCGTTGCCGCGCCGATCAAGCACCTTGTAGGCCGGCGAGGCGGCAGCGATGGGAATGGTTTTTCGTCTCACTGCCATGCTGTGTCCTCCGATGTGAACGCCGCGCGGGTTGTGCTGATTGAGGAAGTGCCGGACGCCGGGTAATCCTCCGGGGCTACTGCACGCAGCGCTTGAAGAAGCAGCCGGATGCGCTCTTGCGGCGGAATGTCAACGGCAGAGCCGACTTGCGACTGACCGCCGCGGGCACTGATAGTGGTCTTGCCGGCGGCGAGGTCCCCTTGCGCCTCTCGCAAGGCGGTCTCTAAGTCGGCCCGCTGCCAGCCGAAAAAATAATTGATGGCCACGCCAAAGGCGCGGCGTCAACGAATCAGGGCTGCGGAATAACTGCCTCGATTTCCTGAATCAGTTTGTGCCAGGCGTCTATGCGCTCAGGAGTCCAGAAGTCCGCCGGCTGGCGCTTGAGCCACGCCTTGAGGTCTTCGGCATACTTCAAGCCATAGACGAAGCGGGGATTGTCCCGTTGCGCGCCATCCTCTTCCGCCAGGTCCTTTCGGATTGCCTCTCGCAGGTCCGCCCTGGTCATGTGTTGTTCTTGAGCATCGGTTAGCCACTTGGATTGTTCTTTAGGTTCCAGTCCAGCAACCTCGGCGTGGAAGTAGAAATCAAGCTGGTCTTTGCGCCGGTCCATGCGGACGCCTGCCCCAACCTTTGCGAGCGAGCGCAGTCGGCGGTAGTCCATCCCATGCGCCTCGCAGTATTCGCGGAGCGCGGAGAATTTAACCTCCCCGAAGTTTGCCCAGTCTGCCAAATACCACAGGAGCCTCTGATTTGCGATGGCCAGCTTAAGTCCTATGCTCGCCCATTCGTGCTTGCTCATCGCATCGTCGAAGGAAATGCCGACGTTGCTGTATCCAGCATTCAATTTATCGAGTTCCGGCGTGAGTGTGGTCAGTTCGTTCATGTGTTGTGCTGTCTGTGATTCCTGCTCCTAAACTTTTCAACGGCGCCCTCGCTGCGCATTGAGCGCGAAGGGATAAGGCCAAGCTGTTGCACTATGTAGCGGCATTGCTTGCTGACCTGCCCCTTGGTGACGCCGTGCAGCAGGGAAATCTTCTGCTCGCTGGTGCCGTCGTAAAGCTGGCCGTCTCCCGTTGCGAGAAAGAATGCGTCTATGAAGAGCGCCGTGTTCTTGGCCTTGCGCAGCATGAGCATTATTCTCCGGTAGGTTGCCGCTTTGTCCGGCTCGCCCCCAGACGCCTCGATGCAGTGATGGCAGTTCGGGCAGACTGGGTTGACAGCGAAGCCGCACCTGTGGCAGTAGCTCTCGCAGATGTGGTCTGCCGGATGGTCCTCTACTGACACGCGTTCGGCTGGGTCAATGTTCTCGTGCATCGTCCTTGCTTTCTGATTTGGTTAGACGTTCTGTGGCTGGGTCAGGTAGCACATTCAAAAGCACCGCGAACAGAACTTGCATGTTTGCCAGGTCGCGGGCATGGTCATTCTTGCTCTCCTTCCACCGGACTATCAGCTGGCCAGTCTTGCCAGCATACTCACGGACCTTCACACGCGCGGCCATCTGCATGTTGTATTCTCGCTCCATCTCCGCATCTTCGAAGTTGAGCGGTTCAAGCCAGTCTCCGTGGTCTATCAGCTCTTGAACCTTTTGGTTCATCTGGTCTTTAGAGTATCGAATCAGGGGGCACTCGCGGCGAGTCGGCCCCGCGGTGCCGGCGTCCGGGTCGGCGCGGGTAAGTGGAGCGTAGCATCGCTGAACCATCTTTCCGTTGGACAGCCGATGCGTGAACGAATATGCCCGGTCTCCTTTGACTGCTATCCATCCGTATTTGAGGCATGCGGAATAAACGCCGTGGTCCCCCTTGGGCAGGAATCCAGAGTCAATCAATAGATTGTTCTTGGCGACCTTGTATTTCTGGCGGATTTCTTCCAATGCGGCAAATCCGTATGCCTTCCCGAATCCAAGCCGACGTGACTTGTCCGCGCTCCAGGCCCGCACAGTCCACCAGAACAAGTCCTCTTCCTGTCGGTCAACGCTCATGCACCGGCCCTTTTCTTCCGGCCACTCGGAGGCGATTTCATACGGCGTGCGCTTGAGGCTCAAGCCCCCCCTGAGCAGAGATTGCTCGTCACGAAACATGGCCCGGCGCTTTTGATAGAATTGAATCTTGGGCTTTAGGTCTCCGCGCTTCTCAGCATTGCAGGCTTCTAACCACAGCTCGACAAGCTCATCCCACGGGTAATCAATGACGGCCTCCCAGTGAAACGAGTCTCGCTTGTGCGTGCCGTCTCCTTGCGGAGAACGATAGCGTCCGTTGTCGTTCCATTGGCCCTTGGTCTTGGCTCCGTCAAGCATGACGTGGCCGCAATGCGGACATGCAAAGCGAACGCTTGGCAGGCACTTCGGAATGTCCCAATCTCCGCCCGGAGTTCGATGCTTGTCCCAGGTGATTCCGTAGTCTGACCCGTCCGGGCGCCGGCCAGTAAATACCGGGTCAAAGTATTTTCCACATGATGGGCATGGGACTTCCCACTCGTGAATCACGCCGCGATGGTAATTGCGATACCAGTCGCTGGTCTCCATATCCACGCCCTCCCTTGGCCCGCCCTGAGAAATGCGAATGACTTTGCTTGTTCGCATCTTCAGGTAATCGCCAACACGCCCGCACGCCTCGCCGTCTTTGCCCTGGTCCCACATCCAAACCTCTTCTAGCCGCAGGTAGCGAATGCCTTTTGTTTGCAGGTTACTGATTGACGGGCCGCTGCAATACCATGTATGCCCGTTGTTGAATACTATCTGTTGGTCCCGTAGCTTGTGCCGGTTGTCGGGGAACAGGTCACGCGTAGCCTTGCAATTATGGAAGTTTGGAATGAGCCTTGCCTCCGCGTGCTCCTCTGCGATTTCCTGAGTCTGGAAAAGCTCCATGTACGGACCGGCGTGATTTGCCATTGCCCACAGCACATGCACATCACCGATTAGGCTGCCGCCTCCGCGCACCGGCTTGAGTATGTTTATTTCGCGCCTAAAGACATTTTTCAGGCTGTCGAATATTCCTATGAAATGGCGCGACCCAGAAATACAGAACTTGCCAGTGCGCGTTATCGGCGGCGCCAACACAACATTCGAATGCGCCCATTCATAAATTGGACCGTTGAACTTCGGCTTTGTCGCGCTGTCGGCAGCCTTATGAATTGGACAGCTTTTCGGCATCCTCCGGGAATGTGTCTTTGAGCTTGTTAAGCTCGGCCCGCACATCGTCTATGTAGGCGTCTAACTTCAGCCTGATTTCCTCGCAGCATAATCCCTCCAAAGCTACGGGTGCCTCGTTCAATAGTTTCTGGTCCAGAATCGCAAGCGCTGCCGATACGTATTGAAACAGCCTCGCGGCAATGTCCGCCCGCAGCACCACCTTGCGTTCGTCACGGTCGTTGCGAAGCCGCAACTTGCGGATCTCCTCTTGCAGCTTTTCATCACGCAGCGACTTGTCCGGCTTCTTGGCCATGAGTTGTTCCATGTCCTCCAGCCGATAGAGCGGATTGCCGTCTCGCTGACCGCACGGCGTCAGGCTCGCCACATGCCGCCGAATCGTTTCCCGCGTCATGTGCAGGAGGCGCGACATGGCGATGATGGAATAACCTTCAGGTTGCTGGTTTAACGGATTTGTGGGTCTCATGGTGCAAAGGCGCGATGTTCGGTAACCCGTTCGGCGGGTCGAAATGGAAGCCTACGGAACGCGGTGGGGGGGCCTGGGTGAAACTCCTCGAATAGGGAAACTGGCATAGAATAGCGATACCCCGATTTCCTGGTTATGTCAATTATCTTGTTGCTTCGGTTTCCATAGGTGGTAATATGTGGGATGCGCAACAGCACTGATCCCTTGGGCAACATGATTCGAGACGCTCGGGAGCGAGCGAAGATACCGCAACGCGAGCTTGCCCGGCGGCTGGACCTGGACAACAAGACCGTGTGCCGGTGGGAGCGGGGCAAACTGCGACCGAACCTCCGGGCGGTCGGGCGGCTGTGCGCGGTGCTCGGCCTTTCTCCTGGTGAGGTAGTCCGGCTGGCTGGCGGATAGGCTTGGGTTGCGCTCTGGCTGGCTTCTGGCGGGCTTTTGCGGGCTGGGTGGTGTCTGGATACCATCCGGGGCGTTAAAGTGCGCCTACGGGGCAGGAAACGAGGAATAACCCAACTGTTGGCATACGGGATGCTGGCTTAGCGTGAGGCATGCCAACGGTTGGGTTCTGGCTGTCTTAGCTTTACATTGCAGTGAAATAAAGTTTGCGATTTTCCTTGAGGCTATTACCGGGTGTGGTAATGTGTGGTCACGGTAAGACAACAAACAAACAAAAACGAAAGGCGAAAGATGAAAACACACGCAACAGTGCGCCGGCTGATGACCGGTCGGGAAACTCTCGCGCTAGTGGATTGGCGCCGAGGTTTTAGAAACGGTGGCAACTACCTGGAACTGCACAGAGAGGGTAAAACGATCGAGATGGGGGATTGCAACTGTTACAGGGGCTGTGATGTGTCCCAGTTGCAGCTCACTGAGCTGCGCCGGCAGGTCGCGGAATGGCTCAATTGTGTCGTTGACAGTGACGACCGCGAGGCCGTAATCCGCGAGGCTATGCAGGGGTTTGATGCCCTGATTGCCACAGCATGAAACGCCATCCGGGCCACAGGCTGGCCCGGCAGGCGGTGAACAAACAACAAACGAAAGGCGAATAAAATGAAGGATAAAATACAAGTTATCGAGGATTCCGGAAACCTGCACGACTCATCAACGCAGTAATTCTGGCGGTTGGCATGGAGCATATCGCGGACCTGGCAAACCACGGTGCCGACAGCGGTTTCCCTGGCCACACGCCGGGGCCGTGGCACGCGAACGGAACGCAAATAATCGGCCCATCTGGCAAGCGCGATCAATACGTTGCTGATGTAGCTCGCGATGTGGGTGCAGAAGCGGCGCTGGCAAACGCCCGTCTGATTGCGGCGGCGCCGGAGCTGCTGGCGGCGTGCGTCCGACTAGAGCGCGAATTAAACGCTTGGCACACTTGGCGCGGGGAAACAGTTGCCAATTATCGGGGAAGCGATGGCGCGGCAGAGTGTGGCGAAATCATAGGACAGGCCCGCGCGGCCATCGCCCGGGCGGAAGGGAGGCAGCCGTGAGAGCCTACCACTTCCACAATGGACAGACATTAAGGGACGGTAGGCCGCTGCCGGCCATCGGCGAGTGGCTGGAGCACGAAGGGCCGCTGATACCGTGCAATGCCGGACTGCACGCGTCTCAGCACCCATTTGACGCGCTGCAATACGCCCCCGGCCAATTCCTCGACATCGTCGAGTTGGAGGGCGAAATTGTGCCGCACGGCGAGCCAGAGGACAAATTGTGTGCCCGTAGGCGTAAACGGGTCAAGACGATAGACGCAACCGAATTGCTGAGGGCATTCGCCCGTCGCGTTGCGCTAGACGTGATTCCGCTCTGGCCGAACGCGCCGGATGTAGTGCGACGGTATCTGGAGACAGGCGACGAGCATATAAGAGCCGCTGCCAGGGACGCTGCCTGGGACGCTGCCTGGGACGCCGCCGCGGGGGCCGCTGCGAGGGACGCTGCCTGGGCCGCTGCCTGGGCCGCTGCCTGGGCCGCTGCTAGGGACGCTGCTAGGGACGCTGCTAGGGACGCTGCTAGGGACGCTGCCTGGGCCGCTGACGTAAGCAAGTACCGGGGATGGTTTTCGGAGATGGTCGAGTCTGCGTTCGCAAAGGAAGGGGGTCGGGAATGATACCAGACTCAGGAACATCCGAAAATCGCTCCCACAATGCGATTTGGACACCCAGAATCAATCGGACGGTGGAGATGGTGTCCAGAGACCATCCGACCATGCTAAGCCTGTTTATGAGGGTAAAAACGCTTGCCCAGACGAGAAATCAGGCCATCAAGGCTTTTTGCCTGGAGTGCATGGGCTATTCCAGGCCAGATGTGCGCGATTGCGGCACTAAAAGCTGTCCGTTATGGAAATTTCGGCCATTCCAGGCCAAAAAACGAAAGGAAACCAATGCCGATTGAGTTTGTCTGCCCCCAATGCGGCGAGCGCTTCGAGGATGCCCTGCGCTACGCCGGCCACGTAAACGGCCATTCGCGGTCGCCGGCCAAATGTGCGGCTGCGCGGCAGAACGGTCGGAAGCACGTCAAACGCGAAACGCATGTTCCTGCTCTGCCTGCTCTACACGTTGCTGTGCCTCGCTGCCGCGCGGCCCGGTCGCCCCTGAGCGAAAAATAGATGTTGACGCGCGGTATGTCGAGGTGTAGTTTGCATGCGTGACGGCATTAAACAGAAATTTCCGACCCGTCCCTTGGGGGAATCAACATCCACAGTTGTTTTCTGTCGTCACAACAACCCAAGGGATGGCTCGGAGACTTCAAAACATAGTAGCATGTATGCGAAAGTATTTTCCCAAATTTTCAATTCCAGCATAGCCGACGATTACAAGGTCCGGCACGTATTCCAAGACCTCCTGGTTTTGTGCGACCAGTTCGGAGTGGTGGACATGACACCCCAGTCCATATCCGCCCAGACTCGAGTGCCGCTAAAAATGGTCATGGCGGCGCTAACCAAACTTCAAAGTCCAGATCCTCGAAGCCGAAGCCCAGATGAGGATGGCCGGCGTCTGGTTCTGCTCGACTCTCACCGGGATTGGGGTTGGCGCATTGTCAATTATGCGAAGTACCGGGCTATCCGAAACGGCTTTGATAAACGCGCCTACATGTGCGAATACATGAGGAAATCTAGGGCTTCTGAATCTAAGTTAGATAATCCGTTAGACAAAAGTCTAACACAGTCTAACTCGTTAGACTTTACTGCTTCTGCTTCTGCTTCTGCTTCTGCTTCTGTACCGGAAGGGGGTGCAGGGGGAAACCAATCCGAGCCAGGGAAACGACCGTCTAGGTTAGCGCGTCCAACCATCGAGGAAGTTAAGCTGCAAGGGGCCAAGATCGGCCTGCCTGACAGCGAGTGCGTTCGCTTCTTCGACTACTACGAAAGCAACGGGTGGCGGGTCGGAAAGAACCCAATGCGGAAATGGCACAACGCGCTTTCTGGCTGGAAACACCGCTGGCGCCAGGCGCACGCAGTAGAACAGAACGGTGGTCGGGCGCAAGTGCCTATCACACAGGCAGACCTCGACCAGGCACTACTCAACGAAGCACTGCGATGAGCCACTACCCTACCGCAGACAGAGAGGAAGTCGAACTCATCGGCATGTGTCTTGAGTGCGGCCTGGAAACAGCGATTGAGGCGATTGAGTCCATCCCATCGGATGCGTTCGATGTGGATGATGCGCGCGACGTGTTCCAGGTGATCGAGCGGCTGGCAACGCAAGGCAAGGAGGTCAGCAGTTGGGCCGTAAGTCGCGCATGGAATGATGTCCATGGCCAGAAGCCAAAGCCTATGGAAATGCTGACCGCTTCCGGCGCGCCGCCGGGAGCCATGCCGCTTCTGGTGGACGACATAACTAACGCCTGGCGAAAGCGCAGCCTGATTCAGTGTTGCGAGTCGGTCATCGCCCAGGCCGGCCGTACCGAAGTCAAGGTAGATGCGTTGCTGTCGGAACTTGAAAAGTCCATTTTCAGCGAGGTCCGCGGCGTGTCAACATTTGGTGGAAAGGAATGCGCCACGCGCATGGTGGCAGATTTAGAACGGAGATTCGGATTGCAAGGCGCATTCTCCGGCGTGCCTACCGGATTCTATGATCTGGACAGAAAACTGGACGGGATGCAATACGGAGAACAGACCGTGATCGGCGCACGGCCAAGCATGGGAAAGACGGCGATGGGCCTTGGCATCGCACTGCACGCGGCACACGACCTGCAAATCCCCACCCTGTTTATATCGCTCGAAATGAGCATCGAGGCACTAATGCGGCGCGCGTGCGCGGCCCGAAGCGAGGTCAGCATGGGCACGATCCGTAAAGGCAGCTATACACCGGAGAATTTTCAGAAGTTCGCCGCATTCTCGGTGAAGGCCAACAAGGCGCCACTCTGGATTACCGACGGCGTTGGCGGGATGAACGTGAACCAAGTATGTGCTGTGGTCCGACGGCGCGCACGAAAGGATGGTGTCAAGCTCGTGATGATTGATTACTTACAGAAGATAAAATCCACGCGCAAAGAAGAGAAGCGCACCTATGAGGTTGCGGAAGTATCCGGCCTGCTGCGCGCGTTGGCCATCTCAACCCGAGTGGCGCTCGTCACTCTGGCGCAGCTAAACCGGGACAGCGAAAAGGACAAGGCGCCTCGCCCGCCGCGAATGTCCGACTTGGGAGACTCAAAACAGATCGAGCAGGATGCAGACACGATCCTTCTCATTGACCGGAAGCGCACCGACCCGAACGGAGATTCGGCTATCATCATTGCGAAGCAGCGGGACGGTGAAAACGGAATAGTTCACCTCAGATTCAACGGCGCCCTCGCGCGCTTTGAAAATCCCGCGCGCATGAGCGACAACGATCTTCCTATATGACGCGAACCGAACTCAAATATCTCTGGCAGCGAGTTGGGCGCCTTGACCGGATCGTCGCGCTCCTGAAACGCCTCGCCCGCTGCCAGACATTTTTGCAGATTGACGAAGTCCAAAACCTGCTCCGTAACGAAATGAAACAAAACGTAGAAACCACCAAACAAAGCAAAAACGGGAATGGCAAGTCGCGGCGCAAATCATCGCAGCCATGATCGAATCCGAGGCCAATATTTCCGCCGGGGAAGGCATAGAACCGGAAGACGGTTCCGGCAGGGTTGGTTCTCCCTCATTGAACACTTCCCCGGCGTGCTGATTAGATAGAAAAGTCAACCCAAACAAAGTTGAAAATAGTTGTGGGCACACACGGTAATTCAGAATAATGTGATGCGTATGACAGGCGAACGGAAACAAATCACTTTGCGGGCGGCGGCGCTCCTCACCGGCTGCGATGCCGGTAGTTCGCCTGGCGCTGCCGTCCGTTCTTATCAGTCCCCCGTGCGGTGCAATGCGGTGAAGCCGGGCAACTAGCTATCCGCGACCCGGCCCGTGCGGGGGACTACAATTAGGCATAAATATGACACTCGAAGAAATGCAGAAGAAGGAAAGTGAGCTGTGGAAGCAAATCCAAGCGCACAAGGCGGCCATAGCTCCAGTCGAAATGGAATGGCTCATGTTGCGCCATGCGATTGCCCGTGAAAAAGTTCGTGAGGACATCAGGCAAGAAGTTGAGGCCAAGCTGGCTAAAGAAACGGAGGCCGCATGAGCAAGAAAATTGAAACAGTAGAAGCGGAGATTCCGACAACCGGAACAGCGCTATCCGTTATTCCATCAGCGCCGCCGCAAGTCGCCTCGTCTCAACCGCAACGCACGGCAGCCAGCGCCAAAATTGACGCCATCGCAGACCTGACCGCGGCGGCATACCAGCGTGCATCGCAGCTCGCGCTCACGCCAGAGGAAATCGCAAAGCTCCAGGCACCTTTCCCAGACGAAGCATTCCAGCCGGGAGCCGCAGGCAAAGAGAATCTGATTTACATTGAGCACGCTGCCTTGCGCCAACGGCTCAACGAGGCTGTCGGCATCGGCCAATGGTCCATCATTCCCCGCAGCCGCTGGTCAGAGGACTACAAGACAGCCAAGGGGTACGACGCGAGCCGGGTCTACGTGGAGGCCATGCTGCTCGTTCGCGGGTGCTTCGTTTCCGAGGCGGTCGGGGACATGAGCTACTACAAGCACAACGATTCACAGAATTACGGTGATGCCGTCGAGGGCGCGAAGACTGCGGCCTTGCGGCGATGCTGCAAGGAGCTGGGGGTTGGACTCCAGGCATGGTCAAAGAATTGGTGCGCGGGATGGTGGAACAGGAAGCGTGGCGGGAGGACGGCCCCCGCCGCGCAACCTGCCGCACCTGTCACTGCAACGGAGCCGGAGCCGGTAGCACCTAAACCCGCAATCACATACGGCACGGCTAAGACTCGGGAATGGATGCTCGCTGAAATCAAAGCCGCTGACCCAGCGGCCCGGCAAGTGGCAACCGAGTATTTCCAAAAGGTCAACCAGCTCTTGCCGACCGAAAAGCTTGAGGATCTGCCATTGCGCTTTGTCCCGACGACCAAGGAAGAACTCAAGCGCTTGGTGGCAGCCATCGGCGCCTTTGAAATGGGCGACCCGGCGCAAAGCGCATTCGCTCCGCATGAGGAGCCGCTGGCGAAAGCAAAGCCGGCTCCGGCGACAGCAAAGCCGAATCCAAGCGCCGAAGGCACCGGGGCAACCGGCACGGTCGAGCACGTCACCGTTAAGAACGGCCAATCCAAGAAAGGGCCGTGGGCGCTCTACGGCGTTAAGATCGGCGGCGACTGGTTTAACACGTTTGACACAAAGCACGGCGAGCTGGCTCAGTCACTCAAAGGCCAGCGCGTCAACTTCAACTTCACAGAAAACGACAAAGGAAAAACACTGACAGCCATTGAAGCAATATGAGCACACACATCGTATTTGACATTGAAACCGGACCACTGGACCAGCTTCCGCCGTTCGACGAAACAACAGTCGCAGTTGGCAATCTCAAGGACCCGGCCAAGGTTGCCGCGAAGATTGACGAGGCCCGCACGGCCTACGTCGCAAACGCCGCGCTGTCGCCGCTCACCGGGCAGGTGCTCATGGTGGGCATCAAGGATGGTGAAGGCACGACGATATTCCAAGGCGACGAAAAGGAACTGCTTGAATCGGTGATGGACGCCCTGGAAACCAGAATCGTCAGCAACACAGACATCGCCGGTTTTAATATCTTCAACTTCGACCTGCCATTCATTGCGACACGCTCGAGGCTTCACGGCGTGAAATGCAATGGGCGGCTTCGCTTCCGACGGATCGGTAGGTTCTACTGGTCCGACGCATTTCTCGACCTCCGTGATGAGTGGTTGCTAGGAGACCGCTCGCCGGCCAAGGGTACGTCCTCGCTAGAAGCCGTCGCTCGCTTCCTCGGCCTTCCTCCGAAGCTGGGCAGCGGGGCCGACTTCGCCGGCCTGTCCGTGGCGCAGCGCACCACTTATCTGCAACGTGACCTAGACATAACCGACGCGCTCTATAAGCGCATCATGCAATGACCGACAAAGAAATCCACGCCACCGCCCGCCAGCGCGCCGAGGCTTTCCTGCGCACGAAATGAACTCCAAGCAAAAAGGCAATCGCGGCGAACGGGAATGGCGCGACGTGCTGCGGGCGGAGGGCTACGAAGCCCGACGCGGGCAGCAATTCAGCGGTAGTCCTGATTCGCCGGATGTTGTTTCATCACTTCCGATTCACTGGGAGGTTAAGCGGGTGCAGCGGCTGAACATAGAAGCGGCCTGCAACCAGGCCCGCACTGACAGCGACGGCAAAGCCTGGGCCGTAGCGCATCGCCGCAATGACTGCCGCTGGCTGGTCACAGTCAGCGCAGATACTTTCTTCAAAGCCGTTCGCGGAGACTTTTCAAATCCGAAACCATGAACCTACTAGACACCAACGACATGAACGCATCGCTCGCCCGCCGCCGCCGACACGCCGCCGCCCAGCGTGCGCTGGTATTTCTGCTCAATACGCTTCCGTGGATTGCGGCAGGCATTCTGATAGGAGTCGCATTGGAGTAACCATGAGCACGAAGAAAGACACTCGAAAACCGGGACGCTCGCCAAAACCGCGTGTGACCGTATCGCGCACGAACTGTATGGCGCGTTGCTATGACGCCCAACGACAACATGAGCGGCGGCGAATAGCCGTCCGCTCGATGTGCTGGTTGGCCTTTCCGGTCGCCAGCACAGGAAAGGGAACATGACAGAGAAAACACTACGGGCGGCGAAGATGCTTGCCGACTCGTCTGGAGACGACCAATCGCTAGACGACATCATATCCGCGCTGTGCGGGTATGGACCATTGATGAACCATAGTGGCAATCAACTGGCAGCGATGCTGATTCGCCACATATTGAAGGCCAACGCTGCGCCTGAGCCGCGCGGCAGATAACTTTATGCAAACCCATACTCAAAAGACAAACAGAAAGGGCCAACCCGCGTCGGCTCCAGGCGCTTGTTCGGATATGCTCGGAGAAATCT